GCAACCGGCCATCCCGCTACGCCACTTGGAAGCTCCGCGGGATGGCCGGTTGCTCACCCCGCGCCACACGGCGTATCTATGACCGAGGCTCTAATCGCCGCTGGATGAAAGTTCAGTGGCAGGTCAGGCGCTTGCCAATGACGGCCTCGATGCCGTCCAGGTAGAACGCGGCACGCATGTGATAGCGCAGCCCGCCGACTTGGCGTCGAAACTGGTGAAGGCGGGCATCGCGCGTGCTCTTGTAGTCGAGCACGATGCTGCCGATGATCCAGTCGGCCTTGCAGCGGCACATCAGGCCCGTTTCGGCATCCTTCCAGAAGAACGCCTGCTCGGCTTCGCCGTGTTTGAAGATGTCAGCGAGCTTGATGATCTGGCCTGAGGTTGTCTCAAGCTCTTGCTGCTCAAGCGCGGCAGCCATTCCCTCAATCGTTTCGCGCATGTCGGGGGTGATGGCGGTCGCGCCTTGTTCGGCGACGAATTGCTCGAACTCGGCATAAGCCTGCTTGCCCGCCTTCGTGCGGCGATCGACGTCAGGCGCGCACCGGTAACGGAAGTGGAAGTCTTTGGGCTCCAGCAGCCGGCAATGGATCGCGCGACCAAGGATCAGGTCGGGCGTGTCCTCACGAGGCTCGGCGCCGGGGTTCATGGTGCTGATCTGCCAGAAGTGGGCAGGTGATCGGCACGCCTCGACGAGCTGTGTGCTGCTAATGGCAGGGTCGGCGTGATAGGTCGCGTCGTCGAGCTTGCATTTGCCCGGTTCACGCGAGGATGTCAGCAAGTCCAAATACGTCTCTTTCTTATGCGCTTATAATACGCGCGGTATTTACGCTGTAAATACAATTGCGCAAAAAATAATCACCGCCGTTGACGGTTAAGCTGTAGCGCGCCCATCATCGGGACGTGAAAGAACAAGAAGCACTAATCTTGGGAGTGGACGTCGGGACGAAGACCGGCCTCGCAGTTTCCGGCCTGGATGGTTCGATCGTGTGGCGGCGAACCGTCACCATGGAGAGAGGCTACCAAGCCGAAGACCTCTTCAATCACCTGGTCGCAATTCTGAGTGAGTGGCCGACGATGATCGTAGCGTGGGAGGAGCCGTTTGGCCTCCACGGTCAGACGATCCTGCAGCGGATGGTTGGCGCACTTTTGGCGGCCTGCGCGCACTGCCGCTGCAAGAACCTCCCGGTCAATCTCATTCGGTCGAAGATGCACGCCACGGGAAATTCCCGAGCGCTCAAGCCGGACATGATCTTAGCCGCTCAGAGGAAGTGGGGCACCGACGGGAAGCATGGCGAATGGGACGAGCACATGGCTGATGCATCATGGGTTGCCGACTACGCCCGCAACGTCGTGCTCAAAAGCCCCAAAGTCGAAGGTTTGGACATCACCCATGACCAAAACAGAGGAGGACCACAGAAGTGGGATGCATAAAGACGATGCTGGCCGTGCTCGGGCTCGGCCGGCGCAAGAAGGAAGGCCCGGCATTCAAGTTCAAGCCGGGAAGCCGAACAACCCGAATTCTCCGCCAGTTGATTGCCGGCGAGGTGATCGGAGGTCGTGAGGCGGTGCAGATCACGCGGACCCACAACGGTGACCGCGACCTGCGCTTCGTAAAACAGATGCTCCGCCGGCACGGCGTCCTGTTCACCGAAGTTCTTAAAGACCTCGGCGGCGGGCGCACGCTGATCAAGGTGCGGTTGCCACGTGACCAGCGGGCGAAGGCAATGGGCCTCCTGTCGTCATGAACTGGCGGCAGACCACTCGGCCTACGGAGCTGGAGGACTTTTTCGCCTGGCTTAGGCTCCGAAAGCTCTCAGAAGAACCGCTAGAACTGAAGGCGCTTACAGAAGAACCTGTGAGCTTCGTTACGACGGGCATCAAGCTTGGTCCTCGAACGCTGACCGGTCAGTGGGCCGTGCGCGAAATCTGGCAGGCGGGCGAGCGCTATGCCTTATCGTGCAAGATTGCGCAGGATGGCCAAGTGCAGCTGAGCGTCAACGCGGTGCGGATGCTGGTGAGGCGGCACAAGGAAATCCGCCGCATCTACCGAACGTCGCGGATCGTGTTCTACAGCGTGTCGGACATCCTCGCCATTTTGCGGTTCAACAGGCGAAAGCGCGACGTAACGTTGCAAAAGCGCATCACCCCTTCAGACCAAAGGCGGCGGCGGGGTTTGCGAGTGCGCATTGAGGACGCATGGTTGGGCACTGACAACCAAAGAGGAGAAACCACATGACCGAATTCGCAATGAGCTGGCGCGAGTGCGCGACGGCGAAAGAAGAACACAACCGCGCCCGCACCTGGCTGCTGTCGGCAGCGAACGGAGATAACCCGGACGTGAACGCGGTCGTGCTGCTGTTCGTGCTCGGGCTGTTCGTGTGGGGCTGCATCCTGGCGGCTTGGATGTGGAGCTAGTCATGAGCGCTACATTGCAGGAGCCTCTTACAGCCGTGCAGCGGCTCGATCTGTTCGGCGGCTATTACCTGGAACGCGGCACAGAGGCAGGCTGGGGGATGTTCGACCCAAAAGGAGCCTGGATGCATTCCGCGCTTTGCTGCACCTGGTCGGATCGGATCGCTTATACCTTCATGGCTTCCCTATCCGCACATATCGACACGCACACAGCGATGTGGAAGCGAATTGCCGAAGAAGAGAAGGCGACCAGCTCTCGACGGATTGCGGAGCTGGAGGCCGACAAAGCGGAGCTGCTGCAGGCTGTTAAACTGGTAGATGGCTGGGCTGCGAAACTTCCAAACGGCGACTATTCGGTTCCGGTGGGGCCCATCATGGCTGTCAACCGGTTGGCCGAAAAGCACACTCCAGCAGTCAAGGCGGTGTGATGTCCCTGCCGATCCATTCCGTCCAGCACGGCGGCTTCTTCGAGAGCGATGCGTGCCCGCGCTTCGATCGGCCTTCACAAGACCTGGAGGCCGTCGAGCGCAGCATGACCAAGCTGTTCAGGTTCTTCGAGCATTCGATGCGGAGCAAGATGGATCTGTTTCAAGACCCCACGTGGGTTGACATCGTCGTGCAGGAGCATCGGGCCGCGCTGGAGACGCTGCGGAAATTCAACCAACTGCTGAAAGGGAAATGATTATGCGAAAAAGGCGCAAATTATTTGCTCTCGGCAACGCTGTCCGTGTATTGCAGCGCGATTTTTGAGACCTCTGTGAGAGCCCGTGGGTGGCGTTCTCCATACAGAGCCGAGAAGGGACGAACCTGGGCAAGTTTCGCCAGCGGGTAAAAGCGAGACTCATAAAATATCCTGGCAAGCAGCCATATAGTGCGTGCGCGAAGAGACGATTCGGCCGTAAAGGAAAAGTCGTCACCCCACCTACGCCTTCGATGAACAAGGGTTTCCTCGATCTCTTGAGTGTACGGCAACGGGGTCTCGAAAAATTCTTTAAGCTCCCCGTGATTCCAAGTGTGAGAGATCTTGTTGCGATGTTCGCGCAGCTTGTCGAGCGCAAGCAAAACGTCCGAGTAGAGCATATCGAATGCAAAAGCGAATTGGATTCGATTGAAGAGATTGGAGATGGGGCCGAAGCGCCCCAGAAGGCTCTTCTTCCCGCCCGGGATATCGTCCGGCAGGAACTTCTTGTACATCCGCGCTAGCTCTTCATCCGCGAATGCGCAAGCGATCACGGGCACAAAGCGGATATCCTCGGTGACCAGAAGAGACATAGCGTCACCTAGCTGCGCCAAGTCGAGGGGAATTGCATCCACGCCAGCTGCAAATTGCTTCTCTCGGGCGGCGGTAAAGCTGCGATTGTAGTTCCGATACATCTGAAGGCCGTTCTTCTCGACGTCGGATAGTTGAAGGCATGCGATGTCGTCGTCCCATTCTTCAGTGGCCATGGCGCTTGCCCAGGTGAATCAACCTGTGCGCATAATAGCATGTGGCCAAGCGCGTTGCCCCTGGAGTGTCCAAGAACCCTGTAGGGCGCCCTCTGATCACGCTCGATGACCTGGCCCCTAATTGGCGCGACATCGTTCACGCGATTTACGGCGGCGGCGGATCGGATGCCGAGGTCATGGTCGCGCTCGCTATCCCGCCTGCACGGGCCATGAGCCTTGAGCTCTGGTACGACCTGCAGGAGCGAGAGCCTGAATTTTCGAAGGCCGTAAAGGAAGGGAAGCAGCTCGCCGAGGCCTGGTGGGCGCGCGCCGGCCAGAACGGCATCATGATGGGCAAGGATTTTAACGCCACCACTTACATCTTCAACATGAAGAACCGCTTCCGCACCTGGAAGGACAAGCAGGAGGTGGAGCACTCGGCGGACAAGGATGCGCCGCCAGTGTTCACGCTCCAAATTTCGGACAAGTAGCGCCCCGGGTGAGTGCAACAGTTCACCTACCTTCGCCCGAAGCTCTACGCCAAACAGACTGAGGCCTTTTTCAACGGTGCCCGGTACTCCCTGATTGAGGGGAGCACCAAGAGCGGCAAAACCGTCTCCTGCATGGCCTGGCTGGTGGAACAGGCCATCCTGCTCGGGAAGCCAGGAAGGGAGTTTTGGTGGGTGGCGCCGGTCATTGGCACTGCCAAGATCGCGTTCAACCGCATCAAGCGTGGGCTGCCAAAGCATCTCTATCGGGTACACAACACCGACCTGACCATCACGCTGCTCAATGGCGCCGTTCTACGCTTCAAGGGCGCGGAGAAGCCGGACAACCTGTACGGGGAGGACGTCTGGGCCGCGGTCATGGACGAAGCCTCCCGGATGCGCGAGGAGGCGTTCTTTGCTGTCCGGTCCACCCTGACTGCCACCCAGGGGCCCGTGCGCATCATCGGAAACGTGAAAGGGCGCAAGAACTGGTTCTTCCGCATGTGCCGCAAGGCGCAAGGCGGTGAGCCGAACATGGTCTACTTCAAGATTACCGCGCTGGATGCGGTGGCGGCGGGCGTGTTTCCGCAAGAGGAGCTTGACGACGCTAGGCGGGCGCTACCGGATGCGGTGTTCCGCGAGCTGTACCAGTGCGAGCCGTCCGACGACGGCGGCAATCCGTTCGGGCTCAAGTACATCCGGGCCAACATTGCGCCAATCAGCAACCGAGACCCCGTCGCCAACGGCGTCGACCTGGCCAAGTCCGTCGACTGGTCCGTCATTCATCAGCTGGACGATCAGGGCGTTACCTGCGGGCATCACCGCTTTCAGCTGCCATGGAAGCCGACGATCGATCGCGTCCGGCTGATCTGCGGCAACACAACGACCGCGGTGGACAGCACGGGCGTCGGTGATCCGATCGTTGAGGATCTGCAGCGCGACCGCGACAACTTCATCGGCTTCAAATTCACCCAGCAGTCAAAGCAAATGCTGATGGAAGGGCTCGCCGTTGCCATCCAACACGGTGAGGTGCAATATCCAGATGGCGTGATCGTGACCGAGCTGGAGAGCTTCGAATACGAGTACACGCGCACGGGTGTTCGGTACACCGCGCCAGAAGGCCAGCACGACGACTGCGTGATGGGTCTGGCGCTGGCGGTGTACGCCAAGAGCCACCGTGCGCCAGAACCAGAAATGATTGTGCTATGAATGAGGTTGTTTGAGTTTCTGCGGAAGAAGGCCCTGCCGGTCGCACAATCCTGGCTATTCGACGGCTCCTACTCGTCCAACTTGAATGACCTTGAAGCCTATGCCAAAGAAGGGTTCGCTCAGAACCCAGTCGTTTTCTCGTGCATAAGCCTGATCGCCAATGCCGCCGCCAGCGTGAAGCTTGAGGTGAAGTCTGGCGAGAAGGTTCTCACCGCGCATCCCATCCTCGAACTGATGAAGAAGCCGAATCCGATGCAGTCGGGCAAGGCGTTCATCACCGAGCTTGTCACCTTCCACCGGACCTATGGCGAAGCTTTCATTCTGCGGCTGCCGGATGCTGGGAAGCCGGCCGAACTCTATTTGCTTGATCCGCGGTACGTCGAGATCGACAAGCCGAAGACCGGTAGCGCCGTCCCGCTCGCGTACGTCTACGGCGTGGGCGAAAAGAAGGTTCGATACCCCGTAGACCCGCTCACCGGACAGAGCCAGGTTCTCCACATAAAGACGGTGAACCTGCTCGACACTTGGCGGGGCCTTTCTCCGCTTTCGCCTGCTGCACGTCCGGCGGACATCCACAACGCTGGCGCAAGGTGGAACGCGAAGCTGCTGCAGAACAGTGCCAGGCCGTCCGGCATTGTCGAAATGACGGGTTCGCCCAACGAGACTTTGCTTGATCGCATGCGGGAGCACTTCAAGAAAGCATGGCAGGGATCAAACAATGTCGGCGAGGTTGGTCTGCTAACCGGCGGGGCCAAATTCACGGCCATGTCGATGAACCCCAAGGATATGGAATTCATCCTCGGCATGAATGCTGCGGCGAAGGACATTGCGCTGGTCTATGGGGTGCCGCTACCGCTCGTAACCACCGATGCCGCCACCTTCAGCAATATGGACTCGGCCCTCGAACGTCTCTGGATGGATACGGTCCTGCCGCTTCTCGATGAGGTGATTGCGGCGATGTCTGGGTTTATTGCCCCGCTGTTCGGGAAAAACCTCCAGCTGATCTACAACGCGGACAGTGTGCCAGCGCTCGAGCTGCGCCGTCAGCGGCTGTATGAGCGAATGGGCAAGGCAGTCGGTGCCGGTTTGGTTACGCCGGACGAAGCTCGCGAGGAAATGGGGTTTGGTCCGGTCGGCGGGATGGCGGCCTCCCTGCTGGTACCGAGTTCGCTCACGCCGCTTCAGCTCGTAGGTGCCGAGACACAGGCGCAAAACGTCGCCAAGGCCATGAAGGCTGCGGGTATCCCGGACGGCGAGGTCACCAAGGTGCTGGCGGAGGCGTAGTGGACGCTGAGCTGCTGGCGCAATGGGACGGCCTGATGAGGGCCGTCGACCGGCCGTATGCGCTGGCAATTACCCACGAAAAGAACCGTTACATCCAAGAGGCCGCAACCACGTTCCCGTCAATGTCTCGGCTGGTGGATAGCCTATTCGACCACCATGCCGCGTCGATGGCCGCTCTTGCGGAGAAGTACCAGGGCCACGCCATAAGGCTAGCACTGCTGAAGACGCTGAAGGCCGAGAAGTCCGCACTGCGTGATCTTCAGATGAAGGACGGTATTGACCCTCTGTGGCTGTACCTGGTTCGGAAGTGGATGAGCGAATTCGGCATGCAACGGGCGAAAGAGACCGCCCAGACCACGAGGGAGGACCTTCAGCGCATTATCGACGCGGCTCTGGCACCGGACGTCGAGTTCAATCCGCAACAAGTTGCGACAGACTTGCTGAAGGCGCAGGCGCTGAGTGCCTATCGCGCCGAAACCATCGCCCAGACCGAAGTCCACAATGCGATGATGTACGCGAGCGAGGAGGGCGCCCAGAAGGTCGCATTCGACAATGGCGTTGAAATGCTCAAGCGTTGGGTCCCTGTGCTGGATGAACGCACGCGCGTCAATCACGCATCGATGGCATCGGTCGCACCGATCCCGCTGCAGGCGGACTTCACGGTCGGCGGCGAGAAGATGTCGCGCCCTGGTGACCCACGAGGAAGCTCGGGCAACGTCATTAGGTGCCGCTGTGTGCTTGCTTTTCAGACCACTGATTAGTTGCCAATGGTCCTGGCGTAATGTGCCCGGTAGCGGCGCATGTCGTCCTCAGGACAATGGAGGTGCAAGCTTTCGAGCTTCGTGAGGAGAGGGCCCCACTCCGAATTCGCGGAACCCTTAAAGAAGTGCGTGAGCAAATTGACATACCACCAACTGAGTTTTTGACCTAGCGTCTTTCTTATCAAGTCCGCGTTTACGGCATCAGCAGAAATCATGCCGTGCATTTTCTCAAAAAAATGAAGCAATCTGGCAAGCTGCACCTTGCCATCGGCAGGCAACTTATCTCGAAACAGTTCTAGGTCATCAATCGGAACTGGAGATCTTAGATTCTGAGCAAGCTGGTCGCGAATCTGGATACGGGCCAGATGCATCTGCTCGCCAAAGAACTCATCGACGAGAGCTATAGAGTTGTTATTGGCGATTTCATCTTTGACAGCCGCCCGCTGGCCTTTTGCAGTTAAAGCGCCAGTTATAACCGCTGCGGCGATGCCAACCGCTGCAGGCAAGCCCACAGTAACCCAACCAGTCATATCCATGATGTTCGTTCCTATGAATGTGCGTTGGTAGGCGGCTATTGCGTGTGGCCTCTGAATGTGAGTCAATAGGCAGGAGAAAGAAATTTGAGTGTCGATTAGTAAGAAGGTCCTTCAGTTCGAAGCCGAGATCAAGGCGGCTGACGACAGCAGCGGAAAGTTTTCCGGTTACGGATCGGTCTTCGGCGTCGTCGACTCTTACAATGATGTCGTCGACAGGGGCGCCTTCGTTGAATCCCTCCAGAAGCACGGCATGCCGGCGCTGCTATGGCAGCACCGCCCCGCTGAGGTGTGCGGCGTTTACGTCGATGTCCGTGAGGACGAACGCGGCCTGGTCGTCGAAGGGCAGCTGAACCTCGATACGCAGATTGGCCGTGAGGCATATGCGCTGCTGAAACAGGGCGCGCTCAAGGGCCTGTCGATTGGTTTTCGTTCCCTGGTTGAAGAGACCGACCGCGAAAGCGGCATCGTGCATTTGAAGAAGGTTCGCCTCTACGAGGTTTCGCTCGTGACGTTCCCAGCGAACGAAGAGGCGCAAGTCGGGGCAGTCAAGTCCGCACCCGACAACATCCGAGATTTTGAGACGTTTCTGCGTGAGGCAGGAAAATACAGCCGTGAGGACGCGAAATTGATCGCGTCCAAAGGCTTCAATGCACTCCAGATCCACCGAGAGGGTGGTGACGCTGCATTGGCTGTGGCCGCGCTGCAAAGCGCACTCAACCAATTAAGAAAGTCACTACCAGGTGGAACCGGAAGAACTTAAGAAGATCGCCGAGTCAGTACAGGCGGTCACCAAGGGCTTTGATGAGCTGAAGAACGCGAGCGAACTTGCCCAGAAGGGCGCAACTGCCGCGCAAGGAATGGTCGACAAGCTCGCCGAAAAGGTAAGCGGTCAGCTCGAAGAAATCCAGCAGAAACAGGCCAAGCTCGAAGCGGCCCTTAGCCGCCCCGCCGCCGCGGCCGATGATCAATCGAAGGCGCAATGCGAAGTCGAGAGCCGCGCGCTCAAGGCGTATATGCGCGGCGGGGACAAAGCGCTGCACGCCATGGGTCCGGAGGAGCAGAAGGCGCTCTCGACCGATGACAACCCGAACGGCGGCTATCTCGTGCCCGCCGGTACGCTGGGCATGATCAACGGTCGCATCTTCGAGACATCCCCGATGCGGAAGCTCGCCACGGTGCGCCCGACGAGCTTCAAGTCAGTGTCCGTGGATATCGATGACAACGAAGCCGAGGCCCGCTGGGAAGGTGAAGGTACATCGTCTGGCGAAACCGACACGCCGGAAACCGGTCAGTTGGAAATCGTCGCCAAGAAGATGGAGGCGGAGCCCCGCGCGACCATCGAAGATTTGCAGGACAGTGCGTTCGACATAGAGGCGTGGCTTGCTGGCAAGGTGTCCGACAAGTTCTCGCGCCTGGAGAACGCTGCCTTTGTCAACGGCGACGGCGTCCTGAAGCCTCGCGGTCTACTGACCTATCCGGCATGGGCGAGCGCTGGTGCTTACGAGCGCGGCAAGATCGAGCAGTTGCTGGCCGGCAGCACCTCGGAGATTACCCCGGAAAACCTCATCGACCTGCAGGGGGCCCTGATCGAGGATTATCAGAGCAACGCCACCTGGGGCATGAACCGCGGCGTCCTGACCAAGATCATGAAGATTAAGGGCACGGATATGTACCGGTTCCTGAACCTTCAGCCTGCGGTCGGCCAGCAAGGGCAAGTGCTCGGTGCCGTTATGAGCCTGCTCGAAAAGCCCGTGGTTCTGATGGCGGACATGCCGACTGTGGCGTCGAACGCTCTGTCGGTCGCCTACGGTGACTTTGCCAAGACCTACACCATCGTCGATCGCGTTGGCATCTCGGTGCTGCGCGATCCTTACACGAGCAAGGGTCGGGTGAAGTTCTACACCACGAAGCGCACCGGCGGTGCCGTAACCAACTTCCAAAGCATGAAGCTTTTGAAGATGGCTGCGAGCTAAAAGTAACGAAGAGAAAGTTAAGAGAATGTCTTCTTTCGACATGCACAGCGACGTGTACGGGTTGGTTGCCAAGAATACCGCAGCCATTTCCTCCAGCACGACAACGGCTGGCAACATCATCGACACCCAAGGCTATGAAGGGCTGGAGTTCTTTATCCAATCCGGAGCGCGTACGGATGGCACCTACACGCCGTTGCTGGAAGAAAGTGATGCTTCCGATCTCAGCGGTTCGAACCAAGTCGCCGACGAAGACCTAGTGGGCTTGGAGGCGGATGCTGCAATCGCGGCGGCAAACACGGTCAAACGCATTGGGTATGTGGGGCACAAGCGTTACGTGCGCCTGTCTATCGTCAGCACTGGCGTGACCAGCGGCGCAACGATTGGTGCAACTGCCATCCTGGGACGTCCGGCGGTTCGCCCGGCGCCCGCGAACTAAGGAGGGATGGCTATGCGCATCAAGATGCTCAAGAGCAAACACGGTTCGCCGGACGGCGCCACGGTAAAACTGTATGAGGGAGGGGCCGAGTACTCGGTCCCTGATGACCTGGGCCACCTCTTTGTTAATCACGACAAGGTTGCGGAGATCGTCGAAGGCGAGAAGGCCGAGGCTCCCGTCAAGAACAAGGCCGAAAAGCCGGTCAAGAACAAGGCCGAGTAGCGATGTACGTCCCGTTGGTGCCCCGCATCAACCGGAAGAGCTACAGGCTCGAAACGGCTCCTGCAGAGGAGCCTGTTTCCGTTGAGGAGGCCAAGGTCTACCTGAAGGAGGATGGGGGCGATGACCTGCCACTGAACTTTCATCCAGCGGCGATTAGAGCCTCGGTCATAGATACGCCGTGTGGCGCGGGGTGAGCAACCGGCCATCCCGCGGAGCTTCCAAGTGGCGTAGCGGGATGGCCGGTTGCG